GGATGAGAAACATTTAAAAGGTAATCTTTCAGAAATCATTGCCTTGAAGTGGCTCACCGAACAAGGGTATGTTGTCTACACTAAAATGGGAGTTCAATCCCCTTTTGATTTAGTTGCTTATGATCCTAAAGAAATAAAGATATTACTTATTGATGTGAAGACAGCAGCTAAAAGACAAAGTAAATTTCAACATGGTACAACCATTAGAAGGATCAAGAACAATAGACAAAAAGAATTAGGTGTAGTATTTTTATATGTCTATTTAGACGAAGAAGAAAGATGTGAACTAATATTATGAATTATCAAAGACTCAAAGAAAGTATCATTAAACACGAAGGAAAAAGAAATATTTGCTACCGGGATCACCTAGGTAATCTTACTCTAGGATATGGTCATCTTGTAAAAGACGATGATGATATCGATCCTACTGTCGAATATAGTGATGACTTCATTATGAAGTTATTAGAAAAAGATTTAGACGTTGCTATTAACGATGCTAACTCGATTATCGATGAAGCAGATATCCCGGAAGAAGCATTTGAAATTTTAGTTCAGATGTGTTTTCAATTAGGAAAACCCCGGGTTCTTAAATTTAAAAGATTTTTATATCACTTAAACAAGTGTGAATTTGTAGAAAGTGCGGATGAGATGATTGATAGTTTATGGTATCAACAGACCCCTAACCGGGTATCCGAATTAGCAGAAATAATGAGGGAGATATAATGTTAAACTTATTAAGTGCAGCAGCACCTATGGTTAAAACTCTATTTAATACAATAGATAAAACCATAGATAATAAAGCTGAAGCTGAAAAAATAAAACAATCTATTCAAGAACAATTAATTACTGGTCAGTTAAAAGAACTAGAAGCTCAAGCTAAAGTTATTACTGCTGAAGCAAATGGTAGTTGGTTACAAAGAAATTGGAGACCTATTCTCATGTTAGTTTTTGCGGGATTAGTAGTGGCTCACTGGTTTGGATTTACTGCACCTAACATTCCTGAGAGTGTTCAAAACAGTTTATTAAATATTGTTTTGGTTGGTGTTGGAGGATATATTGTTGGTCGGTCAGGCGAGAAAATCGCTGACAAATTTAAAAAGGAGTAATAGATGGGAAAAAAATGGAATAGAGTTTTAGAAAGACTCGATAACCTTACAGCAAAATGGAATAACCTTAACTCTAAAGGTAAGTTTGTTGTTATGGTTGTTGGTTTAATTACCATTAGTATTATTTATAATTTATTTAATTAATTATGGTTGCGAAGAAATATCAGAACCCTAAGGGTGGTTTAAACCAAGCTGGAAGAAAAAAGTTTGGTGTTAAAGCACCTGTAAAGTCTGGTACTAATCCTCGAAGAGTCTCTTTTGCTGCTCGATTTGGGGGAATGGCAGGACCACTAAAAGATAAAAAAGGAAGACCCACAAGATTAAAACTTGCTTTAAAAGCATGGGGGTTTGGAAGTAAAGAAAGTGCCAGGAAGTTCGCTCAAAGAAACAAAAAGAGCTAGACAGGCAGAAGCCTATTTAGAGTTATTCCCGGAAAAAAAAGTTCAATGTACCGGGAGAATATTTACTCAAGAAAAAGAAGCATTGAGAAAGTGCTCTGATTGTAGTAAAGATTTATGTATAGGGGATGGGAGCTCTTGGATGTGTTTCGATTGCTCTCATCATCCTTATGGAAAGAATAAAAAAAAGGAGACAAACTGGATATGAAAAAAGGATTATACGCCAACATTAATAGAAGAAAAAAACTAGGCATTAGTCGTAGTAAAAAAAAATCAACTATTAGTTCAAAAGCCTATGCAAATATGAAAGCTGGTTTTCCTAAAAAGAAAAAGAAATAGTCATGCCACTCACAAAAAAAGGATCTCAAATCAAAACTGCGATGACCCAGCAGTATGGGAAGAAAAAAGGTGAGAAAATATTCTATGCCTCAGAACGATCTGGAAAGCTAAAAGGGGTCGTTAAAAAGAAAAAAAAGAGGTAAAAAACCTGTTTTAAGAGCCTCTGGGTAGGTCTCTAATATGTCTCCAGTATGATTGGATACCCTGTAAATTAAAGCATCGAACACATCTAAAATCAAATAAGGAACTTCTTGAAATATCGAGCATCATTGCTCTTGTGAATTTTCTTTTACATTGACCACAGGTCTCTAGCTTCTTTTGGTCAGAAGCTATCAACCCATGATCGTGTTTTTCTAAATAATATTTTTGTCTCTTCTTAAAGTAAGACATTAAAGAGTGGTTAACTCTTTCTCTAAGTTATTGGCGTGGTCAACTCCATTAGGATCTTGATAAGTGATATAAGTATCCTGAGTCTGTTCCACCTTGTGACCTAATCTTAGCTGCACTTCTTTCGCAGTCACCCCAAACTTATAAGATTGAGTTGCGAAGTACCTACGAAAGTCTCGAAAGTTGAGTCGTTTAATGCGTAACACATCACAACATCTTTCCATCCAATGTTTCATTCCACGAAGAGTCACAGAAAATATTCTTTCCTCTGGTTGGAATTGATTACGTTGAACGTATTCTTCAATCATCTTTGTTAACATCATTGACATAGGAACAACTCGATGACCTTGACCATCTTTACGCAATCCTGCTGACTTGGTTAAGTTGATATTGCCATACTTATCCATTGATCTACGAATAAGGAACTGACCTTTAACAAAATCACAAGATCGAGCAGCCAATGCTTCCCCGGCACGACAACCAGTAATTGCCATTAAATAGAAGAACAAGACTCGTTGCTTTTTACGAAGATCATTGATGTTTGTCATCTTGAGATTGTAAGAAATAAATTTCTTCATCTCTTCTTCCTCAGGTGCAGCTTGACCCACATAAACAACCTTAGGTGCTTTGATTGCTTTAGCCGGGTTAGTAAGAATTAATTCTTCTTCGACTGCCATATCCATGATGCGAGTAAATTGTTGATAGGACTTTGCAGCTTTACGATCAGAGTATTCTTCTAACTTTTGTTTGAGTTCCCGGCATCGTGCTACGTTAATGAGTTGGATATCAGTATCTTCTCCCACTAACTTATTGATAAAAATAATATGATTATAATATTCTTCATAAGTAGCTGCACGAATACCCTTCATCGGTTTTTCTTTATTGATCCGAACTTCGTTACGAAGAAACTCGACATACTTGTGAGATATCTCACCAAAGAAAACTCTTCGATCTTCAGGTGTCTTTTCCACAAATCGAAAATCCATAATATAACTTTGGACCTCTTGTTTGGTATCACGAAAGATGGCTTGATACTTTGGTCGACCATTGGAATATCTTTTCCCAGTAGGAAGTTGAGTCATCCACATCTTCTTACCATTCTTTGTTACTTGTCTAATGTTCATTAGAAACACTCCCTAAAACATGTGCTAGAAATTCTGCTCTCATACATTTCTCAAAATGTTTAAGATCAATTTCCGCAGCTTCTTGTGTAAAATAGTATCCAGATGCTCTATCGTATGGAATATTCGAATAGACCTCTCCTTCGCTATATTCTTCTTCACATGACCTTCCAATGTAATAACCAGCATTAGAATGCATGACTTTAAAATCAGATATAGATTTTATTTTACTTTCCATTATTGACCCTCCTTTAGGTTTTGAAAGATGTGACTAATCACATCTACAGTCCATCCATTACCCAACATCTTATATCGTTGAGTATTAGAAACTCCATCTGTGTAGTTATCAGGAACAGTTTGTAGTCGCTCACATTCGATAGGAGTTAAATATCTCCATCGTTGTTCGTGATTAATTATTCTTTTAATGTCTCCTCCTACTTTTAAACAATTTGATTTTTTATGAATATTCATAGGTTTACGATCACGATAATTTGATCTCATCACACCTTCGATTTGTTTTTCATTCATAAAATATTTATCTTCCACAATGACATTATCTTTACGCACAGTGCTTAGTGTGTTTGTCTTTTCATCATTGCGTACTTCTAACCTTTGAGTCGTTAACCCGGCAACACTTTGCTTATGGTCCATTCTTTTCCCATCTACAATGTATCGACCAACGATCCTTCCACATTGTTGATTAGGAACATAACCATTCGCATATCCATGAGTACCAGCACATAAAGTACCTGACTTGTTATTAATATCATGGATGGTATTAGCTTGACTCTTATAAGAAGGATTTAATTGATTACCCCCCTGGTATTTTTTTTGCAACTCTTGACCCACCAAATATTTTTCTTCGACATAATCTTGAAGCACATCTTTTAATAAAATACCTTTGTCTTCAGGGATCGTTACATTAGGGATGTTAGTCCAATATAATCGTTGACGATTTTGTGCAGACAATAAAGAACTATTTATCAAGATAGGTTCAACACCTAAATATTCAGTAATGACATTTTGAAATTCTTTTTTCATTCTGACATTCTCTAATAAAAAATACTTAGGTTGACATTCTTTAAGTAATCTTACGAACTCAAAGAACAAAGCACTTCTTGGATCATCAAAGTTAAGTTGCTTACCAGCAAAACTAAAACCCTGACAAGGTGAACCACCAATGAGTAAATCAATTTTAGGTAAGTCACTTGCTTTTACTTTAGTGACATCACCTAATTGAATTGTGTTTGGAAAATTCTTTTGTGCAATCTGAATTGCATACTTATCAATTTCAGCAGCATAGTATTGGTCAACTTTAATCCCTGTTTTTTTCAGAGCAAGTTGACCACAACTCATTCCATCAAATAAAGATAAAACATTCATCTATCGAATATCTCCTTAATAAAATATAAAACGAAACCAATCATAGCGATGTGCACGATTGTAGTGATTGCGATGTTAATCATTGTGACTCCATGTAAGAATTTTTTTAGGATGATAATATCCTCGTCTTGTATTCTCGTTATTGATACAAGTACTAAGATCGTTAATGTCTTCATCACATGTAAAATAAGTTTTAACTTTTACTCTTTTGGGAGTAACTTTTAAAACTAGAACTTTCCAAGAACAGTTATCTGATCTTTTCAAAGCAACAATGTCACCAACTTTTATTTCATTTATGTTCATAGTATGTCTCCTTTATGTTTCATACATGTTCATATTAGAGATACAGACCATGAAGTCAATACCTTATTTTTTACATTCGTGAGATTGTTGGAGAGATCGTAAATAAGATACTAAAACAGAGGGTTCTATAGTGACTATAGCACCATTCCAGGGGTGTATTCTTTTCACCCGGAAAGAGACGATTTGATCGTTTTCGACTTTATAAAAAACAAGAAGTGAGGGTACTTCACATTTTTTTGAAATTTTTTTAATGAAGGTTGTTGCTTTATAGGCTTGACCCTTATCGTATGCTAATTCTAAAAAACATAAGGGGTCGTAACAATCAGGACAGACTTCTACGAAGTCCACATCAATTCCAGCAAGACCATCAAACTGACGATGCCATTCGGAAAAGTGTGAACCTCGTTCAAAGTAAGTCCATCTAGCCATGTAAGATTTCTATGGACCTATTCTTTCCATCAATGTGAATAATTTTATTTCTTTCTTTTAATTGTTTCACAATCTTATGAACACTAGCTTTTGATTTCATTGACGTTGCATTCGCTAGTTCTTGATAGGTTGGACTATATCCATTCTTCTTTTGGAAATCTTTAATGGCATCATAAATTATTTTCTGTTTGGGTGTCATATAAGTTTCCTTGTTCCTTCTTTCTCAAAACACCAGACATTGCAATGTAAGCAATAGCATCAACATAGCTATCAAACTTGTAAACATTTTCTTGTTTCACTCTTGCTATCTTGAGTAATGCCATCATCATACAAGCAGTAGAAGGCTGCATCGAATGATCGAGCAACCTCCAACTTTCTGTAATGTTTTTAAAATTATCTTCAAAGTTACCATAGTCATGTTGACGAGAACCAGTGACTAGACGTTTTGCTTCGTCTAATATTTTTTCTAGTTCAATATGGTTCTTATCCATTTAATCCTAAGACCCTCATATCTAAATATGCTTTTCCAGATCCACTTTCTTTTTTGTAAACAATAAAGTTATAGGTTTGACCATCAATGTTAACACTTCCAAAGTAATCCCAGTCCATAGGTTTCCCTGATGTCTTACTTGGCATTCCTTGTTTTTGATTAACATGAATAGTTCCTTGACCATTCTTTAACTCATATGAACTTTGTTCCATTACTTAACTCCTTTTCTTTTTTTGTTAATAGTTCATCTAACTCTTGATAGAGTTTGTCATTAGTGCTTTTCAGCATATTGATAAAACCTTCATGGGGAGCTAATGCTTTTCGGAATTGACCCATATGATTAGCCTTCGATACCGCTTGTAGTATCTTTTGTTTTTCTTCTTCCCATTGAAGATTATCAATCTTGTTTGATGATTGGATAGACTCCACTTTTTTCTCATCAATAATTTTTTCATTATCTTGTGCATTTTCGATTTCATTCATCGATGCAAACTCACCCCCATGAAGAGAGAGTTTAGCTAGAGCTCGACCCACTGATGCTGTCTCTGCCATCTCCACCGCTGCCGCTTTGAGAATAGGATTAGCACCCCGGACTTTCTGGGATATCCCATTAGCGACTACTACTTCATCAAAAATAATTTTTGTTTCTGCAGTGACAGTATTTTCTTTTTCTTCAATCGTAGTGATAATACTTGGAGCAACTCCAAAATGCCTACGAAAGACTTCCACTCTATCTTTAACTTGTGTATAATCTTTACCCTTAAAATTAATACCCTTGGTATCATTAACAGTATCGATTGCTTTACATAACACATTGATGTGTTGATTATCGTTCATATTAGACCCCATTTCTTTTTTAGATCGATCATTATTTCGTCAGGAAAACCAGTGTACTTGAAGTATGAGAAGTCAGGTGAAACAAACTTAAACATGTCATCAACTGTTTCTGATTTTTCGACTATTGTTTGTCTTGCAAGAGCAGCAGCTTTGAATTGTTGAATACAATACTCTAAGTGATCTGCTTTTAGTAAGGAGGTACTCTTTTCATCAAAAATTGCATAATCTTTAGAAGTAACGTAGACAATCTTGGGTGAGATGCCGGTTGCTTTGTAGTATGTAGCTACTTGCTTGACATGACCCATGTTTGGTTCTTTCGGTGGGTTAGGTTTTGACCAGGACTCTGAAATAGAACCATCTTTCAAAACTCGACTGCTCTTTGAACCCCACATAGTTTTCCATTCATCAACATCTTTATCCGAAGTTTGAACATCGGTCCTGCCAATGATGGGTAAAACTATTCCTGGTATTTCGATGGAGATGTAGGACTCAGACTCTAATTCTTTTTTGTCATAACCTAGGTCCATTCCTGCTTTGATCCCATTAATGATCGTATCAGGTAACATCTCTAAAACTTTTTCTCTTTCGTAATCAAATTCATCCATGCCTATGCATTCTTTTCGATACTCCGAAATCGCATCTTCAGTTACATCTTGTTTGTCTTTCTTCTCCTTAAAGAATTTTTCAACTGCGTTCTGAACAACCACCCCGGCAACCATTCGAGGTTTGGGTTTTTTCATCCTTCGTTGTTCTTGAGTTAAATAACAATAAGCAGCTACCCAATAGTCTATTGTGCTATTGAGTTGTTCTGGTGAGAAATGATCTAAGTTGATCTTTTTAAAATAATCGGGAATAAATTGTACCATAAGTAGAACATAGTGAATACATTGG